TTTAGTAAGGTACTGCTTGGTGTCGGGATCCTTGACCGGGCCGAACGCTCCCATGACCTGCACATTCTCACGCCCGAACGACATATAATTGCCAATGTCCGCAAACGCGATACGCATCTGAAGCTCCACCACGTCCTCGGTGCTGGTGACGATCTGCTGGCGCTTCAGTTCTTTCAAACGTTCTATTTCTGTTCTCACCCTAACATTTCCTAACAATCGAGGCCCTGCGCAGAGTGCAGATTCGTAAGTGCATCCATATGCCTTCTGGTAGCTCTGTGCCGCATTGAATGTCCGGCTGTAATAAATACAGAACATCTGCTGCTCTGCCGTCAGATCTTCATTCTGCAATGTCTCCCTCGTTCCATCATCAATAGTTGGCTTTTTTTCCGTTCTCTTCTTACCCGAACGCTCGCTTTTCTTGCTCGTGTCACATTCCGAACGTTCGCCATCCCATCCGTGCGTACTCTTCCACCGCCGTACCGTTCCCGGAGGTACCTCCAGTTCAGCCGCAATGTCTACCAGTTTCATTCCTTGCTTATATAGTTCGTATGCTTTATCACTTAATGGATTTTTCTTT